TTATTTGTTCCAAATTGTGCTATATCTTGTGCTTGTTGAGTTAAAGTATCAAATTCTTTAGGAAGTAGGTTATGTCTTTCTTCCGGGGTCTTCCCTGCTTTTTTTGCTGCTTTAGCTAATACAGATTGCATAGCTTTTTCTTGATTTTTAGCGACTACTTCTCCAGCTTTTTTTGCAATATCTTTAGTCCAATTAAAAGATGCTTTTATTTTTGCTACTACATCTTTAAATATTTTTATCATTGCTTCTTTAATTTGTGATACTAAACCTGCAATAAAATCTTTAAAATTAGACCAAGCTGCTTTTAATTTGTCCCAGCCGCCTGATAAAGCGTCTTTAAATTGTGATCCTTTTTCTTTTATCCAATCAAGAAACCCTTCTTTAAGCATTTCTTTAGTAATCATACGTACTGTATTTTCATTTAACATAGGAGTGGATTTCCTATATATAAAAAACTCACGTAGTGCAATAGCTTCTTTTTTATTAAATGCTCCTGAACTTAAAACGTCTTCTATTACAAATAATTGCATAGATTTACTGGTCGTTTCTTGTATAACTTTTTTTATAGTAGCTTTTTGAGTAGCTTTAATTTCTTTAAGTATACTGGATAATTTAATCATTTTTTATTTCTTAGGAGTTGTTTTGGCTCCTTCCTTACCAGGCTCTTCCTTAGCTACGTAATTTTTATCTACCCAATTAAAGAATCGTTTCTTTTGTTTTGGTTGCTCTAAATCTGCAGGATCTTGAATTTTAAATTTCTTCATTGCTTTTGAAAAGAACTTTTGATAATCTTCACCAGAAGCTTCTGTAACCATTCCACCAATGTCATAATACTTATTTAAAGTACCGCCAATATCTTCATATGCAGATTCTAATCGTTGCTGTAAAGTTGACATTTCTTGAGCTGTCTTTTCAAATATTTTATATGACTCTCCTAAATGCTTCATGTGGCGACCAACGGTAACTCCATCAAACCAATCTTCAGTTTCTGCTAAAGTTAATTGTGATGCAGCTTCAATTAGTTCTCCTAGATATTGTGCTGTTTCCTTTAAAGATTGATTTCTATATATAGAATTAGAATGTTCCGCAAATCGATACACTGCTTCTACAAAAGATTTCTTTTGTTCTATAGTCATGTTAGCAGTTGGATCTCCGCCTTCTTTAAGCAAATCTGCTAATTTAATTGGTTTTTTTGGTTTCATAATTTCTAATTTTATTGACTCGGAATGCATTTGTAAAACTGCTAGGTATTTTTTTAAAGCTTTTTTAGTACCTTTTGTGGCTCCTACCCGTTTTCCAGTTTTTTTATAAACAACGTATTTATTTCCTTCTTTTTTATATGTATATGGCATTTTTAAACAAATCTAGACTTAAAGGTATTATTTTCATAAATTATAGTACCGATATATTTGCCGTTTGTCCCGCCTTGCGGATGAGTATAATTAATTGACACGCTGAAAGCATATCCTCCAATTTTTTCCGATTTAGTTGCTGTTATGTCAAGTGTCATTGAACTAAATATAGCATTGAGTACTGGAGTGCGAAGTTCTTTAGTTAAATCGCTTGTATAATAATATGCGTCACGAGCACGCTTATCTAATCCTAATACAGCAATAATACCAGTTTTAAGTTTAAGTTCTTTCTGAACACCTTTTATTAACATTTCTGAAGGCTCAACCACTTCTTCTTGAAGAGCTGCTTTTATTTCAGTTTCAATTAATTTTTTTAATTCTATTCTGCGCATTATATTTTATTTTAAAGAATATTTACTTTTTAATTTAGTTACGTCTGACATTGACATTGAACCAATATTTGGAGTTTGAAATACAGTGGCTTTAAATGTTTTATTAATGTCCGGAATTGCACGCACTACTGCCTTTTTGGTTAATTTTTGAGGCTCAGTCGCTTGTAATGTAATATCAACAACAGTATTCATATTAAATTATTTTATGTCAGTTAATATATTTGTTATTATATAATTAATTTTATCGTATTTTCCAGGAGTTATTAATCCAGAATTAAATGATTCATGCATTTGCATTGGCTTTAAAAATGCTCCTTGAGTTGATGGATTGGACACAAAGTCAAATGCAATCAATTCAAAATCATCTTGCACTTCTACTTGAGCTTCTCCTAACTGCTTTACAGATCCTAAACCTCTAGAAGAAATTCCTAATTTAATGCCGCATTTAAACAATTCTTTAAGAATATTACCTGATGGCGTAGATAATACTTCTACTGTTCCAATAAGGTCATTTTCATCCCAATGCATTTCTGTTACATTATGAGATACGTTGTTTAAATTAACTACTGAAGAATCTGGATGATCTAATTCTCCTAAAGCTCTACGCTCTTTAATATTTATGTCCGCATATTTTTTAGCTTCGCGCATTAATATATTTTTTGGATATACTCGCCCGTTTTGATTTTTTGCGTCAGCGCGTTGTAATACGCCTTTTACTAATAAGCGTCCGTTATTTTTTTCCATGGATTCGTTAATCATATCCGTTGATATGTTAAACGTAATACAATCTACTAATAATTGCTTTTTCATATTATGATGCTAATTCTTTTAATTGTCTAGAAACTCGTAATAACCGCTCACTAATTTTAGCAAGATTTTCACGAGACGATTTCCAATATATTGAGTTGTCAACTCCAATTTCTTGTTTTAATCGTACATTGTGATTAACGACATGTTCAATTTCTTTTAATCCTTTATTAATGAAATTAATAGATTTATTAATTTTATGTTTTGGAGTTGCTACTGGATCTTTTTTGTATGTATTATATGAAATTTCATTAATAAACATTTGTTTTGAAAATTTCATAAAATCAGATTCTTTAACAGCCTCAGTTTTAACTTTTTTAACTTTCTTAACTTTTTTATATCCTAATATTTCAATAGAATCATTACTTAATTCACCAAAAGCGTTTGGAGTTTCATATCCGCCTGCTCCGGCTGAAGTTGACATTTCTTTAATATATAATAGCGAGGTTTTACTGTTTTCATAATCTACATCAAAACCTGAAGAATCTGCAAGATCGATAAAACGATCAAACTCTTGTTGAGGTAACGTGTAATATGAATCACCTTTAACATCTTCATAATCAAGTTTTCTAGCAAATTTTGAATGTAGCATTTGATCTAATTTATCATCATCAATTACAAAAACAACATAAGAGTCGTCGATTTCGTTAATTTTAGATTCTTGAATCTGATATTTTTTAAATGTGTTTGTATATAACATTTGTTATGATTTATAAAGTAAATAAACAGATCCGGAAGTGACTGAATATACTCCTAATTCGTATATCGCAACTGGTGCAGTTGCTGATGGAGCTGGTATTGTTATTGAGCCTCCATTTACAAGATTTACAGTTGCTGGGACAGATCCAGTAACGTAAAATGCTATTGGATTTGCATTAGAGCCTGTTGCTAAAAAACCGTTAGTTGTTACAAGTACTGTACGATTATAAGTAGCATGGTTTTGATGATATGTAGTGGCAGGCACGTTAGTGTATGGACCTGAAATTGGATTTGCGTCAGCCATTGTTTATATTTTTTTAAGTTCTTTTATTAATTCATGATATCGTAACAAACTCAATATATGAGCGTCTTTTATTATTTTAACGGATGAAATTTTATTTAAAATTGACGATACTTCTACTAATTTAATTTTAGTAACTTTATCTGTTACTTTAGAAGTTAATCGTTTAAGATCTTTTTGAAGCAAATTAACTTCATTAACAATAAATTCTTTTAATTCAACACCATCTGATACTGTATTAATGTATTGTCTTAATACAGTTTTTTGTGCTTCGTTTAAATTAGTATATTTTTCATCGAATTTATCAACTAAAATTTTATAAGATAATAAACGAATATCTTTGTCTTGTTTAATAAATGTAGACATTTCATTTAATTCTTTAGGCTGTGAGCTTTTAATAGATCTAGTTATATGCTCGACAATTGTATACCTATTATTGACTGATTCCACAGGATTGTCTGCTATTGTGTATTCAAATAATTTAAAAATAGCAGCTAACGGTTTATAGTTATTAACTTTTGTTTTAAAAAAAACTTCTAATCCGTAATTAGTTTTAATTTCTTTAATTAAATTATACTTTTGTCGATTTAATATAGATTGATTTAATCGGCTTTTTGCAATTAAAACAGCTTCTATCAAATGATTTGCTTTTTCTCCTTTAGAATATTTTTCTTTTATTAAAGTTTGATATAGATTAAATTCTTTGGACAACTCTGTTGATTTTGCGAAGTATTTTTTAATAAGCACTATAGCTTTTGAATCAATATTGTTTAACGTATCAGACGCTACTTGTCGTACAAGTAGTTCAAATAATACTCCAGTATTTTTAAATTTCGAATGACGAAGTGATTTCATACAATCTTTTAATTATGTTATTTTTACTTAATAATAAATATCAACGTTCTAGATTTTTTTATATTTCTCCAATAATATTTGTTTCGTCTAACATGCTAGACGACTTTGTAGACTGTTCTGATAATATTGTTGGTTGATTTGTAAATAATTTATCTAATCCGTATTTTTTAATAGTATCTGTAGATTCATTTCTAGCATTTTTCCACGCTACTTTACCTATAGGATCATAGCCTCGTGGATGCTCATGTGAATTATATTTTACCATTTCTTTAGGACGTCCAGCTCCTGGCCATCCTCCTTTAGGGACTCTGGGCGTTTTTCTTTTTTTATTTACGGCATCATATTCTTTTTGAAGTGCGGTATTTATATTTTCGCCAAAAGGATTAGGCGCTTCTTCTTTTTCTTTATCTGCTCCTTCTTTTTCTTTATCTGCTTTTTCTTTATTTTTAGGATCTGCTGGATCTTCGCCTTTTTCTTCTATTTGTTTAAATCTATATATTTCTTTTTGATCATGAATTATTCCTTTATCATTCTCATTCTTTTCATCAGACGCTAAATTAAATAAATTTTTATAAATCCATTCTTTAGACATTAGTTTCTTTTCTATCATGTCACCTGCCAATGCAACTTTACTTGCATATAAAACTAATTTTTCTTCTTCATAAACTGTCGACGGCGATGTCATGGTCAATTCAAAATCTACTAAATCTTTATTAGTAAATCCTTGTGCAAATAAATGTGTAATTGCAATTTTATATAATTCAGAAATTATAATTTGCTGCAGTCTTTCTATCGTTCTAGCAAATCGAACATCTAATGCTGCTAATGTTGCTTTTCCTGTAAGGCCTTCTTCATAACCTAAAAATGCTTTTGGCACTTTTAAAGCTGCCATCATTTTATTTTTTAAATATTCAATATCTTCTATGCCGGTAAATTCCATCCCAGCTAACGTGTCAATTTCTGTGCCTGACTGTCCACCGCGAACTGGAAGGAAATAATCTTCCAACATGTTTTGCATATTGAATTTTAAATTATAATCTCCTGTATTTTGATCGACATATGGAGTTTTTTTCATTTGATTGATAATACGCTGCATATGATTATCAACTTCTTGAGGTGGGATATTTCCTACATCAATTTTAAATATACGTTTTTCTGGAGCTCTCATTATACGATGAATTAACATCGCGTCTTCCATAAGTGTTAATTGTTTCCAGACTTTTCTAGACCCTTCTATCATTGATTTACCGTATGGAAGAAAATTAGAATCGTTTAACAAACGAAAATGAGCAACTTCATAATTTTCATATACGATATTTCCGCCGCCTAATTGTTTAAATTGTACGTGATATGGGTTGTCTGGGTCTATTCCTTCTTCTCGTATAATTTCATATGCAGATACTGGAATTACATTAACTATTCCAATTTCTTCTTGAATATCTAATTTTAAATAAAAGTCTCCATACTTACACATATTACGTACCCATGGCCACAAATTAAATTCAATATTCATAATATCATAAAATAAATTATGAAGTATTTTTTTAATGTTTTCATTTTCGCTATTAATTCGCAATACATCACCGAAATCGTCTTTCATAACTGTTTCGTCTGCATAAATGTCTAACGCAGCTGCAATAATAGCATCTTGATCCATTACTTCATAATCTGTATACAGTTCTGTTTTTGAAGAAAAGTAATTGTAATTAGGATTGTATGCGTTTGATGTATTTGGTCGTATACCATGTAATCGAGTAAATCGATCTATGTATTTTGAATTATGTGCATTACCCGTCGACTGTAAATGATCACTATCAATAACTCGTAACCGATCTTTTCCAATTTTGCGTACTACAACATTAGTATTAAATAGTCGTTTTAAACGACCGTATAATGTTTGGTCTGCCATTGTTTATATATGTATTTTATATAAATATCTAAATTTTATTAATAACCTTAATTTATTACAAATTTAACTTATAAAAGCCATGTTAAATCTGTATCTTCTCCCGTTGTACCTATAGGCATTGACCATCCAGCGTCTTTTTTCATAATAGAATTATTATTGTAAACGCCGCGGCCTTTGCCAAAATATTCTAAAGTTTTTGTGTGCATTTCAATACCTTGCTGACGTAATTTTAATGCAGTATCTCTAATCCATAATGCTATACAAAATGACATTGTCAAATCGTCATTGTATCCTTTTTGTGCTTCAGCTCTCGACCCATTCCAAATAAAAACGTATAATTCGTCTATTAATCGCTGACTGCGAATTACTGGAACTCGTTCTCTCATGTAAGTGTCTAATTTAGAAATTACTAATGGGCGAGTTCTAGATGAAGTAGTAAATCCTGGAGTCATTTGAGACGTGTCTTTTAAATCAATGTATCTAGCTAATTGTTGAGTCACATCAGATATTGAAGAATCTTTAGGAGAATAATATAAATTTTTATATCCTCGATCTATAGCTACTTGAATAGAAGCCCATCCGATATTAGCATTTTCAATTACTAACAAAGCATCATTATATTCAGTAGCCATATTTACTAACATATTTCCATAATCTTTTGTAGTCATTTGACCTTTATATTCTGCTACTTGCGTTACTGATTCAACTTCAATAATATGAAATGCGGAATAATCAGCACTGTCTCCTCGAGCTACGTCGGCAACAACAATGTAATCTTTTGTATAATCAGGTTGTTCCCAAATCCATAAATTTCCATCAATACCTCTTTTTTCTATAGGAGGTTGTATATGAGTTGTCTCGTACCATTTTAATAACTGACCTTCTACTACAGAATGACCTGAAGTAATAAAGTCACAATCACACTCCTGCGCAGCTCCTTTAACTCCTAACAATTCATCTTGTTTATCTCTCCACTCTTGAGTTCGGTCTGGGTGCATTGACCAATGTAATTTAATAGGATGAAATTTTCCTGTTGATGTTGTAGTTGATTGTGCATTCATCCATGTTTGATGAAAGAAGTTTCCGGTTCCATTAGGTGTCGATAATATTATCGCTCCTCCACCGGTTGCTAAAGTTTGTTGTGCTGATATCCAAATTTCTTCTACATTAGAAATAAACGCTGCTTCATCTATAATTAATAAAGACAATGCTTCTGAACGTCCAGAATCTCCTGAAGATGAAGTTGCTTTGATTTGTGAGCCATTAATAAATCGTAAAGATAATTTATTGTCTTCCGTTGCTGTTAGCTTTAGCCAAGAAGGTAAATTCTCATACATTACCTTTACTTTTAAAACTAAATTTTTTGCTACTTCTTGTTTTGTAGCGATTACTAGTATATTTTTATCTCCGAAAAATGTCATAATCCAAAGTGCATAGCCTGCACTTAACGTTGATATGCCTAGTTGCCTTGATTTTAATATGACATTATAATCATGATCTCGAAAGTCACGTAACACCTGCTCTTGAAATGCATATAAATGAAACGGTATTTTTCCTTTTTGTGGATGTTGAATCTGACAATACTTTTTCATGAAATGTACAGGATCTAACAAACATTTTTTATATTCATCCTTTATTATGTCTTTAAATGATTTTGGTTCCATAAATTATTTTTTTAAAGATAATTTCCAAGCTATTCCAATATGAAAATATGAATTTACATCTGAACTAACACTATACCCTATAGTATACATTTTATCTGTTTTAGTTTTAAGTATTAAATTTGTACCAATTAACACATCAGCAGGGCGTGCATATGATATCATTCCACCTAAATATAATTGATTTTTAGGTAAAGTTTTAAGATAAATAGTGTTATTAATTGTTGTTTTATTTACATGCGCGTCCCAAACTCTTCCTGTAAGTAAATTTTTAGATATAGAATCAATTACGCTGATATATCCTAAACTGTCTTGTAATAATAAAGTATCTTTATATACGTTAATTGACAAATACTCATTAATTATTTGAGTGGTGTCAATTCTTGTAGGAATTTCTACGTATATAGTTCGATCTTTATATATAGTGCTGCCGGCTTTATATACGGTTTGTACTGTTGGTACAATTAAAGTATCTGTAATACGTTTAATAACCTCATATGATTTACCTTCAATTTTTATAATTTCAGGTTTATTAATTTGGTTACTATTACCGTTGCAGGATCGTTGTAATAAAATAATAATTACTAGTAATGCAATTACCAATAATGTAAAATTCTTTTTGATAAAATTAAATGTAGTCATGGTTGCTTTTATAATAAATATCAATTAATTAATTATTAAATTATTGTTGCTGGAGAAGACGGTGTTGTAGTAGATGCGATTACAGGCACTGGACCCGCGGTACCAGTTACTACTTGACCTGGTTTGACAATTATAGTAGCTGATTTTATATAACTGTCAATGGCGGCTGCAATTGTAGCTGCAAATTCAATTTGTGCTATGTCTCGGAGTTCTGGGCCAGAGTCTGTTAAGTCCTGCAGCGCGTCATATATTTCTTTAGCTAAAACTGTTTTAATTAATGGCATT